TTTAGTAAATGGCGTAGTTGGCAATTATGCGACCTACACCCCCGGCACCGCTAACTTCTGGAGTGGGAGTTCAATAATGGTTCCGGCAGGAGCTACGTATAGAGTTAATAACGCCACAGGTTTTGCACTCGGCGCAATAGTGTTCACGGAGGTTACGTAAATGCCTTACTACAAGAATGACGAAGACGATCTTTACTGGATTGACTCAGAAGAGTTTGAGCATGTCATTCCTGCTGGGTACGTAAAAATAACAAACGAAGAAGCGGAACCGATCTTAGAACTTCACCGAAACCCACCACCCACGGCAGAATTAGTGCGCACTGACCGTAACGCTCGTTTGGCGGCGACGGATTGGTCTCAGCTACCTGACGTACCTCAGAGCATTAAAGACCTTTGGGCACCTTACAGACAAGCTTTACGAGATGTGCCAGAGCAAGAAGGGTTTCCGTTAAACGTACAGTGGCCTGTAAGTCCGAGTCCGCTGCCGTGGGAACAACAATGATCGGTACGGTAATGGAGGTATAAATTGACCCGCTAACCCTTCTCGCTGCTGCAAACGCCGCTGTTGCGGCAGTAAAGGCTGGCTGCAAACTTTACAAAGACATCAAGGGTGCAGCGGGCGACGTAAGCGATGTATTAAAAGACCTGAAGGAGCAGTACAACAAGATAGTAGACCCGACACCACAGCAAAAAATGCAGTACAACGCAGAAGTGCAGCGGGTGCAGGAGATAGCCAAGGCCGATCCAAACGACGTATTCACAGACATCGGTAATCAGTTGGGCGCTTTAATGGATGCGTACGATGCAATCAGCAAGCTGTTCTTGAAGGAGCAGTTGGAGGCAAAGCAGGTGTACAAGGGCGAAGAGAGTATTGGCAGGCGGGCACTAAAGCGCATTCTGATTACATCAAGGCTAGATGCAATGATGGCTGAGATACGAGAGACGATGGTGTACCGCAGCCCGCCGGAGTTGGCTGGGTTGTGGGGTAAATTTGAAGAGATGTGGCAGCGGATTGTTGCCGAGCAGGAGATAGCCCACGCAGAGGAACTGAGACTAGCACAAATAGCAACATGGCGACGCAGAAAAAGAATAGCGGAAATCAGGGCAAAGGCAATGTGGGTTTCGGCAGTACTCTTCGTAATAGCATGGGCGGTGGGTCTAATGTGGCTAACGACAAGAAGCATGATTACGAGAACGTCCCTTGGTCACTGATTGTCGTAGTACTCACCGTGGTGCTGATGTTCTTTATCGTCATGCCAATCTTGGCATTTATGTACTACGACATGTACTACGCGACACAGGCGGCGGTGCATGAGGTGAGGAAGATGCGGGAACTGCGCAAAGAGATACAGATTGAGAGGATGTACGGACAATGATCACGCTGGCACAGTTTAAGAAGTTCCTGCCGAAGAATAAATATGCGGACCAGTGGTATGCCGCACTGTGTGGACCGCAAGACGAATTCGGAGGCAGTTCACTGCTTGATGAGTATGACATCAACACACCAAAAAGGATCGCCGCATTCCTCGCGCAGTGTGGTCATGAGTCGGGCGGGTTCGTGTTCCTCACCGAGAATTTAAATTATAGAGCGGCGGGTCTCCGTCGAGTATTCCCTAACTATTTTAAAACTGATGAGATCGCAGCGAGTTATGAAAGAAAGCCTGAAAAGATTGCAAACCGAGTATATGCCAATCGAATGGGTAATGGTGACGAGTCTAGCGGTGATGGGTATCGCTATTGCGGTCGCGGTCTCATTCAGCTCACTGGGCGAAATAATTACCAAGCATTTGCGGATAGTCTAGAGATCAATATCCAGGACGTTCCGGCTTATCTCGGGACTTTCGAAGGTGCCGCACAAAGCGCGTGCTGGTTCTGGGAGACTAATAGATTGAACCGTTTCGTGGACGCGAATGATTTCAAAGGCTTAACCAAGGCGATCAACGGCGGGTATATAGGACTTGAAGACAGGGAGCATCATTATGAAGTGGCGCTTAGTATTTTTAGTAGTGACACTCGCTTGGCTTAGTGCATGTGACCAGTACAGGTACCCATGCCAAAACCCCGAAAATTGGGAAAAGAAAGAGTGCAAGAGACCATATTGTAGCAGTACCGGCACCTGCCCAGACCAATTAGTGAAACCGGAAGAAGTGAAGGTAGAGACCAATGAACCCGCTAAAACTGATCAGCCAGTTCCTTGCACTAACTCAGGAACAACACGATGCGGTAATTAAGTTCTGTATCGCGGTGACTTTTTGCTTCACGGTGGTGATGATGGTCGGTATTTCGCTTTACAGCGTAGTATGGGTCACTCAACCGATGACTGGGATGGCACCTGCGGATAAACAATTCTTCCTTATCCTGTCGGATATGTCCAAGTACATCCTCGGATCGCTTGCTACACTCTTGGCGGTGAAAGGCAAGGATGCGCTGCCGCAATTCGTGCCGCCTAACCTAAGCACCGAAAAAGAACGGTCGGATACCCCTATTCCACCTGCTCCTAAAGCTGCCGCACCCGCCCAGACTCCGGTGCGCCGTATGGAACCGACGATTGATCCAGTAACTACAACCTCGCCGGTTATCACCGGTTATGGCGGCAAGCCCGCACCCGTTCAACCCCCTCACCCGGAGATCGAATGATGAAGACTATTCTTGCCGCAGTTTTAATGATGCCGCTCGTCGCGTTCGGGGGTGGCGAAATCAAGAAGGTGTGTCGCGAAGATCCCAAGACCAAGAAACAGGTCTGCCGGGATGTCAAGGTTCATAAGAAGCTCGACGGCACCAAGATCCCGCCGAAATGAATCCTTGGTTAATACTCGCTTTCGTGCTCGCGGTAGGTACTGCTGCCGGGGGCGGGTATTTCAAAGGACACTCGGCAGGTAAAGCCGAAGTGCAACAGGCGTGGGACCGAGAAAAGGCTGAACAGTACGCGGCTTATGCCAAAGGACAAGAAGAGGCCCGCCGTCGTGAGCAAGAGATGCAACAGGCAGCGGATCGCCTGAGGAGAGAGAAGGATGCGGAAATCAAAAATATTAATGCTCGGTCTGCTGCCCTTGCTAATCAGCTGCGGGACCGTCCGGAGCGCCCCGCCCAAGATGGTTCCGTGCCCGGTGCCGCCCGATCTTGCGTTGGAGCCTCCGGTAAGGAACTGGCAAGGTCAGATGGAGAATTTCTTGCAGGGTACGCTGCCGACGCAGCCAGACTCCAAGCCGCCCTCGACCAATGCGTCAAACAATACAACGCCATCAGGAACCGTTAAAAAATGAGGAAAAAGACCATGGAATCGCCAATTGTAGCGACTTACAGCCTCTCCAAAGACGAAATACAGGAACTGGTCGCGGAAGCGGCCCGATTGGGTGCAAAACAGGCCCTATACGACATCGGCCTACACGACGATGAGGCGGGAACTGATGTCAAGGAATTAAGATCCCTACTTGACTCTTGGAGGTCTGCCAAAGCGGTCGCTTGGAAGACAGTCGTGCAGACGGTGACGGTCGGACTGTTGAGCCTTTTGGCGGTCGGCCTGTACTTCAAGAACAAATGATTTTGCATTGGCGTAATGCGAAAGATATGGTATAATTCGGTGGCGCACAACCGTATGAAAGGACGACCATGCCTGCGGCTGCGGTAATGACATATGATTCATTGGTCGCGGATATCCAGTCCTATCTTGAACGTACGGATACGGCGACGATTGAGAAGATCCCGACATTCATCATGCTGGCTGAGCAAGCGCTCGCGGCAGATATCAAGTTTCTCGGGAATCTGACTGTTAACGAATCTACCATGGTGACTGGTGATCCGGTGATATCCAAACCGGCCCGGTGGCGAAAAACCGTGTCCATGAACGTCACTGTGGACGGCGAAAAGTCACCAGTCACGGTTCGGAAGTATGAATATCTGCGCGAGTATTGGCCGGATGCGACGAGCACTGACGTTCCTAAATACTACGCCGATTATGATTACACTCATTGGTTGGTAGCACCAACACCGGCCAGTAATTACACATTTGAAGTCCTGTATTATGAGCGTGTTCAACCGCTCGATTCGTCTAATCAGGTAAACTGGTTCACCGAGTACGCGCCCCAAGCATTGTTATACGGATGCTTACTTCAGGCGATGCCGTTCTTAAAGAATGATCCTCGTGTTCCATTGTGGCAGCAAATGTACAACCAATACGTGGCTACCCTCAAAAATGAGGACGTCATGCGTATTGCCGATCGTCAAGCTATCGCACAAGACTCATGAGCTATACATCCCCGTTTACTGGAAACGTAATCCAGCCGACCGATGTCTCATTCCGGTCATTCTCGATGTCTACCGACGTCGTGCTCTCTTGGCCCATTAATGGTAGCGCGACGGATGACTACGCCGCCCGCATTATGGAGGTTACGGCGACCACCACCGGATTAAAGCTTTACATGCCACCGGCCAGTCAGACGTCGGTAGGTACCGATGCTCTGATCCGAAATGTGGGTGGCAACGCGTTTACTGTGGTGAAGTCCGACGGGTCCACGATTATATCGATCGCCGCTGGTGTCGCGCAGTATATATACATCACCAACAATTCGACCGAAGCGGGTGTATGGGGTATTATCGCTTTCGGTACCGGCACATCGTCGCCCGATGCGGCTACACTTGCCGGATTGGGGTTGGTGGCGTCATCCAGTACCTTAAATCAAGCGCACCCCACTTCGGTCTTGACTTCCGGGTATACGTTTGGCGGTACTGACCGTGCACAAACCAAAGTGTGGGGTGGTGGTACTGGAACATTCACTTTACCTGCAGCGGCAGGTCTTGGTAATAACTGGTTCACCATCTTTAAAAATAACGGTACTGGCTTAGGTACGGTGCTGACCAGCGGATCGGACCTGATTGATGGTGCGGTATCTAAATTTTTCAATCCCAATGAATCCGCGTTCATTATTTGCACCGGTTCGGCATTCGTCACGGTAGGTTATGGCGTAAACACTACGTTCGCGTTTAACACGTTGGTAAAACCAGTGACCACCGGTACTGTGACGCTCACGGCTTCTGAAGCCGGGAATACGATTCAAGAGTATGTAGGCAGTCTGACCGGAAATGTGACGGTGATTTTCCCCGGTGCATCAAATCTGTATGTGATTAGTAACCAAGTTACACCGAACGGTTATTCTCTCACGATCAGCACCGGCATCCCGGGTGGGACCAACGCGATCATACCTGCGGGTCAACAGGCGACCCTCATTTGTGACGGTGTAAACTTCTTGAATGCGAACACCATTCAAGCGGGTGGTACCTCGATTCAGCTGAATGATGGTACCGTCGCGAGCCCGTCGCTCTCCTTCGGGTCTGAACCTTCAACCGGTGTGTACCGACCAGCACTCGGGCAGTTTGGCATTTCTATCCTTGGCACCCAAGTGTTAGATGTAGACGCGGCGGGTATCACAGTGACCGGTACCGGGGTGTTCAGCGGCGGTGTCGAAGGAGGCGTGTTTACATGACCGCTAAAGTATTCGCGCTGGATACATTATCAGGTATCCAACGTGATGGCACTGTATTTGATAAAAACTATTACACCGACGGTGTGTGGTGTCGTTTTCAGCGCGGGCGTCCGAGGAAGATGGGCGGTTACCGCCAGATCGTCAATAACCTATCTGGTCCTTCACGGGGCATGTACGTCAACCCGCAGCAAGCATTCACCAATATCTTTTCCGGCTATTCTAATGGCTTGCAGAAGTTACCGGTGAATGATGTGGGTATCGGGGCAGGTCTGACCGATTTTACGCTCACTGGTTTTACGGCGAACGCCAATAATATGTGGCAGTTCGACATCTTCACGGATACCACAGGATCAGGTAACACCTATTTATTGTCGCACCCGGGCCAGAACCTCACACTGATCGACAACGACACCAATACGTCGGTCCTTGGTGGCTTGGTGAACGGTACAACAGCCTCACCAATAGGTGTGTTTACTGACAGCGCTACAACGACTAACGGGAACCCTGTCGTAGTCTTAGCCGCTACCAATTTCCAAATCGGCGCTGGCCAGAAGGTAACTGGTACAGGCATCCCCGCGAACACATTCGTAGTATCTGTGTCCACCACCAACGTGACACTATCGAACAACGCGACTGCCAGCGGTACCGTCACTCTGACGTTTGACAACCAAGTCCAAGTGTCCGGCGGTGTGGTGGTGCTGCACCCATATGTGTTCGTGTACGGCAATAATGGCTTGATCAAAAATTGCTCGGCTGGTAATTTTAATGATTGGGTGTCTGCCGATGCGAACGAAGTGAACGTGGCCACCGGAAAAATAGTCCAGGGTCTGGCCGTCCGTGGTGGCTCAAATGCGCCGTCGGGACTCTTCTGGTCGCTGGATTCGCTTATTCGAGTGTCATTTATCGGCGGTGCGGGTACACCACCCCAATATTGGCGCTACGATATCATTTCTACGCAATCCTCGATCATGTCC